ATTATCATTATTAGCTTTTCTAGACAATTGTTTCATGCATGAATTACATTGACAAAAATTATTTTTTAATATCTCATTCTTAGTTTCTAATAACTCTTTATTCATTAAAGTCTCAGCCCTCTTAATCTCATTTTTCTCATCCAATACATCAATCTCTTTCTCCTTAACATTAGATTTTAAATCACTCTCATACTGCCTAATCTCATATTTTATATTCTCCAACTGTAAAGCTAAATCCTTATTCATCTGAGCTATCTCTAACTTAACATTATTTAAATCCTGTGATTCCTTAATTTTCTGCTCAATTTTCTTTAACTCCAATTGCATAGTCTCCTCATGCTGTGCCTGAGATTGCTTTAACTGATTCTCCTGCATCCTATTCTTTAACTCATCCTGCTCTTTCTCTAACTCTATTAAATTCTGAAGTTTCTTAGATAAAGAATAATCCTCATTCATTAACTTTAATATAGTAGAAATCTTATAGCCATTCTGAATTAAAGGCTGAGCCAAACCATCCATCATCTTAATCAAATCCTTATCCTTACTACTATTTGTAATCGCTACATCATAAGTATAATTAGAAAAAATATCTGTACTAATATGTATCGGCGACATGTCATCCAACATAACAGCCTGTAAAGGATTATCTCTGTAATAATGCTTACATACCTCAATAAACTGCTTTAAAACATTCTGTACACATGAATCATGCTGCGCATACTCATACTCCGTAATTAAATTACTCTGAGCCACACTCTGCTGATTATCAGATACATTACTACCAGCCGATACACGACCCTCACGCTCCTTAGTTATACCCATAACCTCACCACAACGCAATTGAAAATATTGTAACATCTCTATCCTATCATGCAAAGCACCACGAGCTACCGATAAATCAACATTACCAAACTGATTAAATGTACTACGATTCGTATTCTGCTTAGAAGTATCAACAGGTATTATCCTAAACTTCTTTAAAACCTGAGCATACTCCTCATAATCCCAATCACCTGGGATTGCATTAACATCCATTAATAATAATGAACCTATCTCCGAATCCATTAACTTGTCTATCTGACGTGATATAACATTGATTATATACTGAAATGGCTTCGCACGATCTAACTGAGATATTGGATTACCATTACGAGCATTATATATCTTACCAACAAAACCTAATTTACAATCAAATGGATTATCACTATCATTAAACTGTACCTCCTTTATCCCATAATCAAAAAAATAACTACTATTCAATGAATAACCACTATGTACCCTCGGAACCCAATACTTCTTTAACTCCTTATCACCCATAGACTTATCCAACTTATAATCACCATTAACCACATCCTTTACCAATACACCATCACGATACCTCGTCAATATCTGTATATCCATCAATCCCTTCCACTCATAATAACTTAACTTACCAACATTACTCACATTACTAAACCTAAACGTAGGCAATATAGTGTCAGCCTTAGTCTCGTAATCCTTGTACTTCATGTTTGACATGAATTGATCACCTATCTTAGTTACATCCAAACCTTCATCAAATGATAAAGCCCGATTATCAGTAGATAAATTATGCATGTAATCATTTAATATATTTAATGAACCATGATAAACACCACTGTAATTACCATAACCATTTATATTTCTATCAAATACATCATAATCTAAATTATCTACCTTACTACCCAAAAATGAATAAATCCTATCGTAAGTTAAATAAAAATCATACTTAGCCCAAGAAGAATCCTGTATATCTACAATATCAGGACTTATATCATAAGTCATATATAAAGGATTTAATAATAATATCTCTGGCTTATTAGTAACAATAGGCAAATATAATTCATGCGCAGCAGTCAAAGCATCTAAAAAACCACGCTGAAATAAATGCCTGTAATTATAATGATTTATATGATACTTTAATAAATTATTACACTCTATCTCAGCACCAATCCTATAATTAGTGTAATTTTTATTCAACTCCTTAAATGACTCTCGATTGAATTTCTTTAACTCCTCTATATTATTTAATCCCCCTTCCTTTATCTTTTTCTGCAACATATTACCATGACGCAATAACTGACGATTTAAATATGAAGTCTTCTCATTTATAGCCTCCTTATTAGTAGCTATCGCATGATAATTAAAAGGTCTATCACGTATCTCACCCAACATAACCCTAATCTTAGATATAACTACATCATAATGCTGAAGCTTCCTTACCTCATCTATATCCAAATCAGAAGTGATATACCTACGCATATCCTCTACATCTATCTCGTAATTTAACATCTTGTAATTAGCCATCATGTTACGCTTTACATCAGAAAATAATCCAAAATTATTATCCATACTACGCATAACAGTCTTAAAATAATTACCCTCATTTGCAACCTTATCAGAATAAGATAACCTGTGATTTATATTCATAATTTTTATACTATACCCGATTTGTGCTTCCTAAATAATTTCTCAAAAGAAGATAAAAACCTATTCGACTTCTTAGGCTCATATTCATGAATATCAAAGTTTTTCTCCTTCATATTCAAAACCATAGCAAATAAAGCATCCACCCTGTCAAAATTATCGTCCAACCTGTTATAAGAAATTAACTCCTCCAATAAAGGCTTACTATATATGAAATCCATATTACGTAATATAGTACCTCCCTCAGAATCATTAACCACATCCGTATATATACGACCTATCTCCTTCTCCAACCACTCACACGTGAAACGCTCCAATATAGGAACCAATGCCGTAGTCTTTATGTAACCAAATACATTACCTTGAGTAATCTTATCCATGTTAGACTCCAACGTGTGTATCGGCTTGTAACTTAATAAGTTTAATAAACCACGACGATTAAAATACTCAACATTAGAACGAATGTTAGTCTCCATCATAATCAACGCTTTATTATAATAAAGTGATAACAATTCTGCAATCTCATTTATCTTATCAGTTAAGACATATCTACCAGTGTACTCAGCTACTATACAATCAGAAAAAGAAGAACCCCTAATAAAAGGCTTATATACATACATACAAGCCAACGAATCAGGCTTTAAAACGTAATCCTGATGCACAGGGTCATAACCTATAATATATTCAATTCCATCTATAGGCTCCTCAAATATCCTTACAGCACCCTTTAAATAATTATAATCATCTTTCAAATCAGACGGGATGTTAAAATTATGTATGTACTCATACTCACCAGTCATATCCTTAATAAATTTAACCCCTTTACCCGTATTAGTTCTTACTAAATGACCGTGATTACCAATACTATCCAAATGTGAATTGTTTAACTTATTTAATACTTTCTGTAACTCATATACAGGAAATATATTACCTTTCTTATTCAAAAACATCTCAGACGGCAATAAAGGTCTATTCATTACCTCCTCATCTATCGTCTTAGACGAAGCCTTGTGATAAACTAAATCATCTCGTACTTTCTGTATCTTACTATTAGCTAACTCTAAATTAGTTAATAACCTGTCATCCTTGAAATTTATATCAGCCAACGTAGCTGGTATAAATAATCCAATATTCTTACCACTATTCTCAAACGTATCAGGAAATCCTAAACACTCATACTCATCAGGACTCTCAAATATCTTACGAATACTCGCAACTTTCTCAATATCACCACTCGTGCCAATAAATATAGTAGTACCAAACTTAACCAAACCCTCTTTCTGAGTATCCTTGTGCGCACCATAAAAATCTAATAAATTAGTAAATAAACCACACTCCTCAGCTATCGTTAAATTATTACTATAACCCGCTGTCACATAAGGATTACTGTCCGTAGTCAATACCAATATTGAAGATTTACTACCAATACGTTCCTTAACTTTCTCTCCGTCCTTACTTAAAGTAAAGATTTCTTTCTCCTGAACTATCTGATCAAACCAAGATCCAGTAATTGACCTACGAAACGGAGATGGATAATTATCCTCAGCAGTTTTATATACACCTGGCAAATTATCATGCCAATCCTTAATC